AGCACTTTCGTGGAGTGCTTTAATCGTTTGATATTCTTAAAGAATTGGCGGAACGGACGGGGCTCGAACCCGCGACCCCCTGCGTGACAGGCAGGACGCTAAAAAGTAATTTTATTTAAAAACAAAGCGTTGCACCTCTTGCGATATTTAATTGTGACGCAATATAAAGTAATTTAAATTCATATAAAGCATGGTGTTGACACAAATATGCCACAGCGTCAAAAGTGTAGCATTGCCGATTTTGTGATGTTAGAAGACGCTGTTGAGTATTGTTGGTTGAAGATTGATAGTGTTTTACTAATATGCTAGGTATGTTAGATTGCCACTTTTGGTAAACGGTTTTTATTATGTCAAATTTAGCTATCAATAAAAAAATAATTTCTCCCAGCACCAGAATTGACTCTATTGATTTCATTCGTGCAATAAGTTTTTTGATGATTGTTGCGGGTCATTTTGTTGGCGCATTGTCACAACACGGAGTTGATCATCATTACTTCCATAAATATTATTTAGGTGGAGTTGGAGTTTCTTTTTTTATTATTACTTCCGGTGCTTCACTATACATTTCAACAAAAAACAAATTTGATTTAAAAGTTTATATAAAAAAGAGAATTGCAAATATTTATCCTTATTTTTGGATTTGTTATATTTTTGTTGCTGTTTTTTTATTTTTATCATTTTCAACAGTTTGCTTGGGAGATGATCCTGTCAGACTTCTAATAACATTTTTAGCATTAGATGGATACTTAGGTTCAACCGTTCCAAATACTTATTATTTGATTGGAGAATGGTTTACCGGTTTTATACTTCTTGTATATATATTATTCCCATTCGTTTTTTGGTTAAAAAATAAAAATATTTATATTGCAATCACGCTCATTATTATTTCATCTTGGATTGCCATTCAAAATACACATTATATAGTTGAGCATTTTCTTTTATGGAATGATGATCCTTTTTGGAACCCTATCTCTAGACTACCAGAAATTTTACTTGGGGCGCTAGTTGTTGATCTATTATTATTGAAAAACAAAAAAGCAAATTTCTTTACGGCATTTATAGCATTACTGTATATCGTAATTGTTATTACATTTATAGAAAATCACTATAGGACATATAATATGTGGGGAATTAGCATGTGGGCAATGACATTTGTCATAATTTGCTGTTTGTATGAAAATATAATAATCCCAAACTCAGTTAAAAAAATCATATTATTTTTATCAGAATATTCATTTGTGGCATTTTTATTACACCACCAAATAATATATTATCTTGTAACGAAAATACAATTTCATAAATTTGGTAAATTTCAGTTTTTTTATTTTTATGTAATTATAGTCTTACTTTGTTATTTTTTAGCTTATTTAATAAAACCAATTGGAGACAAGGTAAAAAGAAAAATACTAGAACTTTAAACCAAGAGTAGAGCATCAGCTCTACTCTTGTTGTTTAGCTATTGGTTTACCTCTTTTATTTGCTACTATCTCGTATCCCGACGATTGTTTCTCCAACAAATCTTTATATTCAGATTGTGTTATTTCAACAGCATCATCTGGGATATTAGTATGTATAACGTCAAAATAAAATCCCGTTATTGATTTACTAAAATATATTTTCATATTAATGTCCTATGATCTCAAAATGTACAACTGGGTTAAAACCTAAATGAGGCGATGTAACAGCGATGGTTAATTTAGATGGACTACCGTGCAGATTAGCCGATACTGAGTTGCCACACATCGAACTTTGATTATTATATGTTGTGCATGCTAATGTTACATTTACAGCATCAGAGTTGTGAGGAAATGCTATTGGCAATAATATTTCATAATAGTTAGTGTAAAATTTTGTATCGCCTATTTGTTCAGAATTAAATTCGCGTATAGGATACAACTGCACAGTCCCCCATTGTCGAACTAATCCGCTTGGCATAATTTCAAAACCAGGATTACCGAGCTGCGTATAAAAATCTCTTTTAGATAAAGCACCAATATCATAAGCATTTAAAGCAATATCAGTATCTAATTGTTTTCCATTTATTTTTTGAGTTTTCTGAACTGCATTATTCGTAGCATGCCATTTCGCTTGCCCAGCCAAGTCGTACGCATATTTAACAGCCAACGGTGTTGCCGCTTCTGTTTCTGATGTGCTGTTAGTTGATGAGTTGAGCTTTACGCTACCTTTTTTGACAAATTCTTTGATGGCTGTAGCGAGTTGGTCATGCTTTGATTTATCCAGTTTAATGCCAGCTGACTCAATCGCATTAGCAATTTCTTCCTGAATGGCATCACAATAAAGATAATCTAATTGCGTTGCTGGTGTGCCTGTTTGAGGGTTGCCTCTTGTAAAACCATTTTTACCTTGCCCGAATTTATCTCTTTGGGCAGTAGATGTGTCAATTCTATGCATTGATTGCTCCGTATTTAAAAATTACATAGGTATGTGATGGGCATAATTTTTCAATTATGCATTCGATTTGTTTATCCCCCCACTTTCTCAAATGCGAATCGCACCCGTCATTACAGGTCATTTCTGTTATTTGATAATCGTGAGGTATGTTTACAATCCAGTAAAAACGCCACTCTTCATCATATAAATAGTCTTGGCATGTTGATTCACAGGTAAAAACATCATTGTTATAGTTTGTGATCGTGGCGTCTAAATAGCCATTGGCTTTTAAAACTTGTAGAAAAAATTCTTTACTTATGCCACCGACCAAATTTATCTTAGAATCTAAACGGTTGCGCCGAGTAGTTAGCGTTTGAACATCCAATGGATAACAGCTATCCGGTAATCCGCAAATTTGCTCATACCTATCTATCAGCTCTGTCGTCGTTTTGGGATTGATTTCTTGCATTAAATCATCTAATCGAACGTGAGTTTTGGATAGTGTTAATGCTAGTGATAAAAGGATTGGTTCTGATTTATCCCACGCAGGACCGTATGGCAATAAGTGCCCTACCATGCTTCGGTATTGTTTTTCTAAATCCACTCAATACCTCCGAAGACAGCTACCTGATTTTTTTCTACAAAAATATCTTTATCGGGGTAAACTAATTCATGAGCATACTCGCCGAATGATGAACTAATCACTTCGCTAATACGTGATCTAAATAGTGTTGATTGTGGTTTCCCCTCCCGTAGCAAAAATTCTTTTAACTCGGCTTCTATTTGATAACGAATTTCTGGGTTATCAGGTGTGACCATAATTTTAAAATTAATTGGTTTGGGTATCGGTGAAAAAACAATTAGCATAGAGCCGGCAACGGGTGCTAATGGCTCGATATGTTTTTTGATGTTTTGAATTGTGGTATTGTCTAAAATGGGATTAACTGGATCGCTATTTGCAACCATCACTCCAACGCTACCTGTCCCTGCCCAATGACGATAACACCAAGCTCGTGTAACGCCGTGAACTTCTTTTGCCCACTGTACATAATCTTGATCGGCTCCGCTTTGTGGTGTGTAATACCATCTATCAATAACTCGTTTTCTAAAAGATTCTAAATCCTCTATATCAGCACCTGACTCAATAGAATCAGCAAAACAAGTTGATGATAGACCAGTAACAGGGGTAATCAGTGACATACTGGTACCGTCATCGCAGTTTCCTTTTTTGCCTACCTCATCACACACTACAGGCACCCTTAAAACATTATTTGCTGATGTTGTCGTTTGGGTAACTGTATACATACGCTGATCAACTTGACGCCTCACTTTTTGGTCTTTATTGATAACAATGCCATCAGCCACTTCATCAAATCGAATATAACCAACTGCTGGTGTTGGTTGTTTTCTATAGCAACGCTTCATATTCCCATGTCGGATCAACCAAGTTTCGTCTGCTTGATCAGGTAAAATATTTTTGGCCATATTTTCAATGTAGCACAATAACACATGCGTGGCCCCCGCTATAACTCGTCCGTATACTTCTGGGTCATTACGGCGTAATGAAATTAATTCATCATCAACAGCTAGGCGCGCATACAAATCATTGCGTATAGTTGTGATTAAATCCGGTAATGTTGGTCTTGAAAATCCACTAGACATTAATATCACTCCATAAGTTGTCAAACCTAAATTCTTCATTGCTTCCATCTGTTTTATAAATATTGATAGTAGCAACTAAAACCGTTAAATCGGTTCGCTTTACAGAAACCTCTATTCGAGAAGCTATCCCGTCATCGATCATCCATTGCACAGCCTCTTTTATATAAATTTTTGCAAAGTTCGCTGTTTGATTAGTTAATTTTGAGCGAGCCAATAAATAAAGGCGTGACCCAATTTTGTCATTTGCTATACTAGGGTAAGAATCGCCCCACCAACCGTACGGGTGTTCTGAATCATCACTGGCGTTTTTTCGTCGCCATGTGAATAGCGAAATTATTAAAGATCGATACAGTGGTTTTGTATGTGATGACATTGACATCAATTTGTCATTAACGTTTATAAACATGTTACTAACTCACAGAATAAGGAATAAAGAATGAAAAGATTGTTTTTGTTAGCTTTGGTTTTATTAACAGTCTCAGCGAGCGCAGAACAAAAAGCCCTGTCATTAACTGCTAAACAGTTTGATAAAGGGGTAAAAAAATACTTCAACACAATTCCACAATGTGCAGAAATGAAAGTAGATAAGTTGCGTTTAATAAATGATGGTGCAAACGGTTATCAAGAATTTAATCTAGGTAACGTTACGTTTACTGTCATATTAGAAATTAACGAAAAAGATAAATTAACCAACATACAAATAACATCTACTGGCAATGCAAAAAATGAACAAGCACGACAAGGTATGTTGTGTTCAACATATTCTGTAATGAGGATGTTACAGCCTAAACTGGCATCCAAAGATGATGCTTTAAAACAAGCGGGACATCTGTGGGTATTAGCAAAAGATGCGCCTTTTGAAATGACGTATTATTTTGACAGAATAAAGGCGCAATTTGTCCCCTTTGAATTAAACGTCTATACAAACTAACCCATTTTTTGATTTGGATTGCGTGTTACCGTGTTTGTTTCGTTATGTGTATGACCATTATAAACGGTTCTGATATCTGAAATAGTGCTAGTTTTATCCTCTATTTCTCCAGACGATTTTAATGACGGTGTATTAAATTGTGTTCCTGATGATGCGTTAACTGTTAAGCTTTTTGTATTTAACTCTATTGCATCATCAGCATTCACAATAAATTTTTTTGTTTTTACATTGATTTCATTATTGCGATTAAAAATAATGTAATCGCCTTCATCTGTATAAACAGCAACTTCACCTTTTTTAAGCGACTTAATACGATAGCGACGATCGCCCGCTACCAGAACAACTCCATGCGACTTATCGCCGTCTAAGAATAGCGCCACTGCTTCTGCGCCATCCAATGGTCTTGATGTGAACCCGTATGGCTCGATATGCTCGACATCACTTTTTTGTTCACCTCCCGACATTTTGATTTGCAACGTCTGGCATTTGCTTGCGCTATTACTGAATGTGATATAGCCACGAGATACAAGGTTCATTATTTTATTTAAAACTTTACGCATTAAAATACCTCGCCATCGGCTTTCTTACCTTTTTTCTTCTTGGTTTTCTTCCTATCTGGCAAATATGCTTCAACGGGTCCTACTTTTAATTCGCATAACGTTCCACGACTGCTTAAGCTGTATTTAACTTCGGCAATAACCAGTTTTTCATTATCATAACCCAGTAGCGGATCATCAACGACAACCATTTGATTCGGTTTCCATAAAGTTCCATCACCTTGCCGCCAACCTTGAACCGTGTATGTAACTTCTCTGGTTTTGCTTGCTCTCAGCACTTTTTCCATTTCACAGCGTTCTTGGCAAGTACCGTTATTCGAATCGCCAGACTGTTTAATGATTAGAGGGCGGTATCTTAAGATCCCTTCATCTTTAGATGTGGATCTAACTGATGCTAGTGTTGCTTCACCAAAGTTTTCATCATCACCGACGCCTTGCCCTGAGACAAAGTAATCGGAATACCGATCTTTGATACTCTTTTCAGTATCCGCAGACAAAATATTAGCCCCTAAAACCAATGCTGTTTTTGCCTCATCTGAACCAATATCACCAATTATTACTTGCCCTTGCTCATCATCAAACACAACAATTTGTTGCATGCCCATTATTTTACTAATGACATCAAAAACGGTATCCCCCTGATCCGCTTGAATACTAACGGAACCTGCATCACTGCCTTGATTAATAACATTCAGTTTGAATGGTTTAACCAAATCTTGAATAACTTGAATAGTTGAACTACCGCTATATTGTTTGGGTACCGCACTACAATCAACACAATCAGCCGTTTTACTTCTACCGACAATGCCCATTGATAGCGATCCTGCATCGTACCGAATCGGCAACGCTTCAACGTAACCGGTTAAAACCACATCATCATCGATATACACTTCAACTAAATCACCATTTTTAACATCAATTTTTGTTTCTGTATTGTCAGTTGATGAAGGCCATTGACGGGTGATAGTGACATTAAAATCACGGGCTAGCCGTTCAATACCTGCCGAAATACTTACATCAGTCCAGCCACCAAAATACTGACGGTTAACTTTCAAAAAAACTTTATTTTGATTCATGGTTTCGGTACTCGCAGCTCTTTAACAGGAATAAAACCAGGATGAAGAATATTGTTGCGAATCGATATATCATCACAACGTGTAGCATTGTTATAAAGATAGTGAGCTAAAACTAAATCGGGCAATACTTCATTAGGAATATAGACAATTGTTTTTTCTATTTTGATTAAGCGAGCATTGATATCTTGGTTAACCGCAGCCTTTAATTTTACTAGCGCAATGTATAAACCATCATGCTCGGTTCGTGACAATTCTTTATCAAAGGATTCATTAATGGATTCTTTGATATCCAGTAAATCATCAAATGAAATTGTGTTACTTTTTTCAACTGTTGATGATGTTGATACGGGAGTGTTTGTTATGTTAGCCGTTGAATGATGAGTTGGTAACGTATGATCTTGGTCAAAAGAATGCTCTTTTTTACCTTTTGTTGATTCTAATGCCACAGGAGCAAAAGCTTGCTTCCTTTTATCTTCAACCTGTTTCGGTAGTGATGCGATTATTCGTGATGCTTCTGTTAGTGCGGTAACTCGAATAGCAGTATTAATTAAGTTTTGATTTTTCTTCCTTTTTTTAGTTGATTTGCTATCCGTTGACCAAATAGCACCAGGTAAAATGCTTTTTATAAATGATATACCGTTAAATACTTTTGCTCTTGCTATCAACCCATTTATAGAATTGGAAAATTTTGTTGCACTCGTCCAAACATGTTTAATTGAATTAATAATGGCTGAACCACCCGCACCGAGAATTGGCGACAGGTCACCATTTAGGATTTTAACCGCATCATTAACATATGGAGTTATCGCATTATAAGCATCAGCGATGTCATTTAAAATTGACACGGTGTCATCAAGAATGCTGTGCTGTACAAAATCAGGCGCATCAATTAAGTCAAAATCTTCAAACGCATCTAATAGTGCTTGATCTACATTATCTGCATTTTCATCAACTACATCATCAGTCGCTACCGACGAATCAGGGAATATTAACTCACCTGCTTCGACAAATGAAAATGAAATAACACTCATTCGACCGTTTTCAACGGAGTTGCTGACAGTTGCTGTACCCACAATATTGACATTAAGTTCGCCAAGTATTGGATGGATGAGTATTCCTGCGCCTTCTTCCTCGATTGCTTCTACCAGTTTTTCAGCTTGTTCTTTGTGATCGTCACCAACCACAAAGGCGTCAATTTTATTTTTACGTGCTGAACGTCCCAGATCTTCGGTATAGGGTACATCTCTAAACGGGTATTCATGCGTCTGATTCCGCCGTCCAAACTCTGATGATGTACCGCTAACTTGAAAAGGAACACCGCGAAAACTAGCTGGCAATAAATTATTTAACCAGTTTAAGTTCATAAAGCTCATAAAACTCATTAATTTCTCCCAAAGTTAGCGTAGGGATTCCAGCCAACATCAGTTTTAGTATTAAAACCTGATGCCTGTTTTGTCTCTTTTACTACTGTGCCATTCGGTGCATTCTCAAACTTAACAACAAGCTCGCCTTTACTGTTGCGATTTACATTATTATTTGAAAAGTTGTTTAGTGGCATTTGTGGTGCTTGATAATATGGATAGGTGACCATTGGTTTTGCTATTTCTTTCGGTAAATTTGCCGTATCAATCTTAACTTTTACTTCCTTTTCATCATCACCGAAAATGTAGTTCCACGCATCTAGTAGCGGCTGGATGCCGGACTTAACGTTATCCCACAAGTTTTTAAAGAAATTCTGAACACTTTCCCACACTTTGGGTATAGCTTCCCCCGCATTTTTAAAAGGTTCGATAAAGACATCAAAAATGGGCATTACGTATGGCTGGATAAACTCCCAAATACCATTAAAGAATTTACCTACAACTTCCCATGATTTTACAATATCTTCACCGCCTGCTTTAAAACCTGCTATAAAGAAGTTAATGATAGGCATGACAAAGGGTTTGATAAATTCCCATAATCCACTAAAGAACTTACTAACAGCACCCCAAGCATTAACAATAAAAGAAGCTCCAACTTTGAACCCTTCAATAAAGAAATTGATAATCGGCATAACGTAAGGCTTAATAACACCCCACAACCACTGAAAGAACTTAACTATATCATCCCAATATGTGATGATTAATGTAGCTGCTATAGCAATACCGGTCATGATAAGACCGATTGGGTTCATAGCCATCACAGCGTTTAAAGCTATGGATGCTATACGCACAACTTTAAACGCATTTGATAATGCTATTTGTGCAAATGTAAATAGTTTTGTTGCAACAGTAACGCCTTTCAATATCCCGTTGAAAAGGGTGATCCCCGTTGATAACGCACCAACAATAATATTCACCCCCGCACACGCAACACGAAGACCAATTAACCCTGCAACCGCCATTGCAATCATCTTCACTAGTTCAGGGTTTTCTTGGATGAAATGGCCGAATGAAACAACTAGCGGCTGCATTTGATTTAATAACTCAGTAAATGCAGGTAACAGCGCATCACCAATTGATAAACTAATATTGGTTAGCGCATTGTTAAAAAGCTGCAATTTATTTGCAGTTGTATTTGAACGGGATTCATATTCCTTCTGCATTGATCCAGCATACAGCGATTGGTCACCGACACGTTTAAAGTTTTCCTTTAATAACTCCATATTGTTGAGTAATGGTGATATTGCGGCAACACTTTCTTTTCCAAATAATACAGTTAATGCAGCAGTACGCCTGTCCTCCGACACGTTACCTAGCGATTCAAGTACCGACATGATCGTCCCTTCGGCGTCTTTCTGCATCCCTTTCGCTATTTGAGTTGATGTGAAACCTAACTGTTGCAAAGCTTTTTGTTGTTTCGCTGTCGCTGCTTTTCCTGATGTTAGCGTCAGCATAAAGTTTTTAATACCTGTAGCCGCTTGATCGGTATTGGTACCCGTTGCAATAATTGTTGAACTTAATGCCGCTAATTTATCTGCACTAACCCCTGATGTTGCAGCAAGTGTACCGATCCGTGATACAACGCTTGATATATCTTTTGCTTTTGCATTTTGTGTGTTACTCAATAAATTGATCTTGTCTGATAGCCCAACAACTTCACTTTGAGTGAGTTTTAAAGCTGTGCGCCAAGTAGCCATTGTACTGCCCGCTTCTTCGGCCGATGTGTCAAAAGCAATACCCATTTTTACGGCATCTTCGGCAAACTGCTTTAAATCCTCTTTGGGTATACCTGCTTGCCCACCAGCAGCGACAATAGCGCCAATATCCTTGGCAGCCATCGGTAATGCTAATGACATTTCACGAATATCTTGGCCCATTTGTTTAAATTGTTCAGGCGTATCAAAGTCAACGACTTTCCTAATGTCAGCCATCACTTCTTCATACGCCATCGCATCTTTCACCCCTTTAACAAACGGCGCAGAAATAGCCAAACCTGTTACAGCATCTTTTAAACCAAGTTTGCCAAAGCCTGATTTGTTCATTTTTTTTTGGAACTTTTCAAGTTTGCCTTTCATGGTATTTAATTGAGGTGACAGTTTATCAACACATGTCACCACTGCTTTTAAGTTAAAGCCTGCCATTTATGATTCCTTGCTATTTTCTATGCGATTTGCTTGTTCACATAATTCAAAAACTTCGGATAGTGAACGTTCTTCTATGATATAAAAGGGGGAGAGTTGCCAATACTTGGCAAGGTCAAAACAAAGGTTTACAAGATATTCAATTGTGATTATTCCGTTGTCTGTTGTTCCTCCGCTGTACTCTCCACCTTCTCCTTTGGGCTGAAGAACATCATAATTTCACCCGTAATCATTAAAAAATCATGGGGTGTAAGTTGATCAACGGAGCTTGGCGTAACGTTACCTAGCTCAACAATGTAATTGGCCACTTTTTTAGGGTCACCAATCATTTGGCCATCAAATGGAAAGCCTAATTTTTTGATATCTTTAATGGTAGGCTCTTTTAATTCTAGCACATGTAACTCATTGCCATGTGCCATAATCGGCTGTGATAATTTAATTTCTTTCATTATTGATAAAATCCTTCTTCACCGTGAAATTCGATTTCTGCTGTACCTTCTTCGGCATTGTGATTAACTTCACCTTCAACCCAAGCATTAGATAAAACGTAAACCTTACCGTTGGCAAGTTCTGCTGTAACTGTCATTGAATCGCTAGACATTAACTTGTCGATTGGAAAATCACTCGGTACTTTAAAAGTCCCTTTAATGTAGGGAGCACGGAATGTTTCTTTGTAGTGAACGCTATTATCTAACCCCAAAATACTTTCTTTAACGTTAGTATTCATTGGGACTTCAATACCGCCCGTTAATGATAACTGGATAGAATCAACTTTAATGTAAGTTGTTCCTGCAATACGTCGTTGTGTCATTAGTTTTTCTCCTCTGGATATTGCAATCTAAACTGTGCTAACACAGCAAAAACGCGTAGTTGATTAACGAGATCGGGTGGGAATAGCACATCCAATCGATTTGGGTCGTTCACATTTCGTTCAACAATTAAGTTCTTCTTGAACACATCAAAATTTTCAACTAAGCCTAGTAATTCTAATTGACGATATGTTGCATTAATTTCCGCCTTAGCTACTGCGGGTGTGATAATTGCCTGCCTTGCCCCAAATCGTGTACCGTCGTTAGCCAGTTTATGACGTGGGTATTTCGATGTGATCACGCTACGTAATTTACGTAATACATATGCAAGTGTATGAAGTGTTTCACTATCAAGATAGCTATTATCCGCAATGCCGTAACTGTTACGTTGATATGTGGTGATATCTCGCTGAATTAATAATTTACCACTAGAAACATATGCTGTCGCAATACCGTGGCTTAATAATGATTGTTGTTCTGTAAGCGTGAATTGGTGACTATCGGATGCTGGCAATGCACCATTTAATAATCCAGTTTGTGTTGGGCGAGCCGGATCATTACGAATAAATACAGCATTACGAGCAGTTCGCATCGCAACTAATTCATCAATACCCGTTTGGATAGTTTTTTCATAGCCTGCTACGGTAATATGTTGGTAATTTAATTTATCACCAAATTCGACAAGCTCGGATAAATCACCTTTTTTAGCGGTATAAGCGTGTCCATATAATTGGCGGGCATAGCTCCAACGTCCTGTAGTATCATCCATTTCATGATTAAATGTTGCCAAAGATGATAAGTCATTAAATGGGAATGCGATAAAATCAATGAGTTTGTCACCCATGGCAGCAATAACCGGTGTTAAATCTGGAGTGCCAGTTCCGCCGTACATTTGAGTGATAACAATATTTAAACCGTCTGGGGTTTCTTCTCCGCCGATTGTGCCATAGTAGTTAAAGCACAAAGGAATGTCATTACCACTCAACCCTTTGTTTTTAGCTGTTAGCGTTATTGTACTATTCGTCACGGTTGCGGTAACAGGTAAATCAAGATGAGTATTAATCGCATTATGTAATCCGTTTGCTATGGTTTCTGCAGTATCAGAGACGGTTACTCGCGATTGAATTTTACTGTTGCCGATATAGAGACTTAATGTGCCTGTTTCTTCTGCTATACCTGATATTTGGATAGTACCAGACGCATTCGAGCCTGCTGTGGGTTCATCTACAGCGATGACAAAAAGCTCACCAAAATTATCAATATTGCGATAGGCTTCAACCATTCTAGATAATTGACTGCCTCGTCCTGCGAGTTTTTTAGCGTGATCTGCTGTTGGCATAATAATAAGTTTATTACGCTCAATTGGACTTTCAGCCAATGGATAAGCAATAATTAATGAAGCACCGCTATCTTGGATTGTATTGGCCGCAGAGGAATCCACTTCCGCATAGAATAGCGGCACTTTTATATTGCTAGGAATGTTGTTAAAACTAATTGTCATTTTTAGCTACCTTTTTTTCTTGTTTTACTTTGATGTTTGTAACTTCTTCAACATCATTATTTGTTAGTCGTCTAGCCCAGTATTGGTTAAACTCAACATTACGACCGTCTGCTGGTAAATAATCCCCATTATTGGGGTCATATACCCGCTTGCCACTTGCTGGTTTAATTATCATTATTGCCCTCATAGATATTATTGTGTTCAAAATTAACGGTTACCTTTGAATCCTGTTCATTAACAGTCCCTGATAGAGTATCGAAGTTTCCAATGTTTAACGGGTTGTACTGCGGAGGTTCGGTAATATCGGGGTTACTTGGATCGGTTTGCCAATCGGGATCGGGGATTGGGTTATCAATAGCGTTTAAATCAAAATATTGTCGAGTATCATCAAACCCAACTTCCCGCACTGCGCTAAAATTAAATTGATAAAAAATTCTACCTCGATCTAAATCAAGTAAATCACCACCATCATATTGAATAGGATAATGCGCAGGTGAAGGTTCATAGCCAAGCAATGCTCGCCAAAGTTCGGTTTTTATGTTTTCGACAATGTCGTATGCTTCGTGTTGTCCTCGCTCATCAAGTGGCTTTAATGCAACAATAACTCCAAACCCCTCAGTCACATTTTGCCAATAATCCGTTTGTGACTGGTTATCTTCTGCTCTATCATCAAGCGGAACCACATAAGCGGCAGGTAATTTTAAAAATGCTGTATCTTTAATAGCTGAAAATTCAGCAGCTCCCCCAACACGACCTTCAAAGCTAGGGCTAAAATGACGCAATGTGTGGACGATATGTGATAATTTCATTGTTTAACCTGCTTCATTGCGTTAACTAGCTCTTTAGCTAATACATATTTACTCCATGACGATTCTTTATTTAATGCGTCAATCATAAAGTTTTTACGTGGTGCAATGCGCCAGGGCGTTCCTCCTGATGCGCCTTTTTTATGGCTTTTCCCTCGTTTGGCATTACGCCGAACACCATAAAATAGAAATGCTGGATAGTATGGCCCCATCAGTTTTTCCATGTTGCTACCGCCTTTAAGATTTGGCATCACAATAACCATTAATCCTGGGCGACGTGATGTTGGTCTTGGGACTTTATAACCGATTGAACGACTCAACTTACCACTTCGATATCCCGGATATTCACCACTTTTGGAAACCTGTTTTTTACTAACTAATGCGCGTGATGTTGCTTGAATTTTTCTACCGATTTTGACGAAGGTTTTACGCACTTTTTTTCGGTCAAGTTCCGCCACTTCGGTTAATTTAAAATCAACATGAACGTTGTAATCATTCATTTAGTGCAAACCCCTCACATTCAAGTAAAAGATATTTTTTTAACTGATCTAACCAACGACATCGTTTAATTCGATAAACCGAACCGTTCCAAACAATTTCATAATCAACAGATATTGGCATCCCGTCGTTGGCAATTATTTCAAAATAATGAGTAATTACATTATCGGTCTGAATTGAATTAAAATAGGTTGCTGAGTTCGGTTGTGTGACTTTAGCCCATTTGTAAAAACCTTTTGAGTATTCAGGATCTACATCACTAAAACCAACGGGGATATCAAACCTTCGGCGAATCAATATTTTTTGATTTCGTTTGCCTGCCGCTCTAATCATATTGGTATATACCTGTAAGAGTTTAATAAGGCATTGAAGCCAAGAGGAATAGAATATAACTGTTCGTTAGCAACATCTTCACGTTGTTGATACCAATACCCCACAGCCAACAAAATTGCAATTTTTACATCTGGTTCAACTAACATGGCTGATGGACATGCGTCAGCCGGTATTTCATCCTCATAAAATATACGGTTGGTGTAATTCTGTGCTCTACTAATTGCGGCCTTTAAATATATATTTAATAAATTGTCTTCATCATCATTATCAATTCGACATTGGTTTTTGATTTCATCTAGCGTTGGAAATTTATAAGTTATGGTAGACATAAAAACCTCTAAGCCCTTTATTTAATAAAGGGCCTTGTCTTTTCAGTTAAGATTTTGCTGAACGTGATTGAACCGCTGGCATAGTTAACACTTTAATAGCATTGCTATCATTCAACATAGAGCCAACACGTTTAGTTGTATAGAATCCAACAAATGGCTTCTTAGTGTATGGGTCTCGTAACATACGAATACCAATGCGATCAAAGATATAAAAGCCACGTTTGAAGTTACCAAATGCGATTGGTGCTTTGCCTGAGCTGTCGCCGATATCAGGCATTTGCTCATTTTCAGCGACAGCAAAACCCGATAATAATGATGGTTGGCCAACTTGTAAGCCTGGTTGCCAGATGTAATTACCATTAGAATCTTTTAGTAAACGAACCGCTAACAATGATTGATTGTTCATCATAAATTTAGCACCTGAACGATAGACCTTACGCAGTGTGTAAGTTAACTTCACAATATCATCAGTTGTTAGATTCGCCGCACCTGCTACAACGTTTTGTAATTTACCCCAATCGCGATCTTTATCTGCTTGCGCTGTAGTTTCGTAAGCTAAAAAGCCTTTCGGTTTTTTATTTCCGTCACCGAGTGTAAATGCCTCTTCTTCTTTTTCTGCAAACTCTTGGGAAAGCTCATTCACAATAAAAGATTCAACATTAAAAAAGGCATCATCAAGCATGGTTTGCGTGGCGTATGGGTTACCGTAGATTTCACCCCAGACAGGAGAAATAACACCGAGTTTTGGTGTTCCTGTTTCTGTTCGCTCATCGGTTTCACCAACCCAACCACTAGCAATGCCACCTTTACTGGTTAGCTTTTTCCAATCAGGTGTGCCAACCGTCATTACCGTACATTCTTGACGCATCACAACTTCATCACGCAATGCGGCTAAAATATCAGTATTTAGCTCTTCTGGTACCGCAAAGCCACCGTCAGCATCAACGCCAGTTTGCATTGCTTTTCGTTCCAGTTCGGCTAATCCTTGTTCGTCACCTTTGCGGATGAACATGGCAAACGCTTCTTTATGTGCTGAGGCTTGTTGGTTACCGCCTGCAGGGCGTTTGACCTCTTTTAGTTCGTTTTCTAGCACATTTTTTAAATTATCTAATTCTGATATTTTGCCATTCAAAGTTTCAACTTTGTCAGCTAACGCGCTTTTTTCTTGTGAGATAGCTTCTAGTCGCTTGTCATTTGTTGACTTGAATTGCTCAAATTGATTTTTAATTTCTTGCGCGACCAGTTCAACATCTTTTTGATCTACTGCCATAATATATAAACTCCTAGTTAAAAATAGATTTTAAAATATTTAATGCGTTTTCTTCGCTATTACTAACGTCTCGCTGTTTTAGTGAAGAGTATCCCTCAGACATGAACGCCTTTGCCTGAGTTCTGGAGAGTCCAACGTCACGCAGTACTCTTTCTATTTCTTTCGGCGGCGGTATATCACCACTTTCGAAAATACTTTTTACGTTATCAATCCTTGCTTCATCATTGGCAGGGAACGTGACAACGGAAACCTCCCAAAGGTCAATATCCTTTAAAATGAATGCGGATTTTTCCTTGTCATAATCATAATCGTTTAATATGTAGCCAATTGATAATCCAGATAATGATTTTGCCTTCATATGAGCGTGTGCTCGTTTTGCGAGTGGGTCATCATCAATTAATAACTGTCCTTCAAGGTATAGCCCGTTATCGTCCTCAACCATTTTTGTGTAATAGCCGATAGGTTCGTCCATCTTGTGTTGCCAAAGGAGTGCAGGTAAACGTCCTTTTTCTTTCCACTTATTAAGCGAATTAGCAAAAGCACCTTTAATCACAATATCGGAATAGCTATCTTTTACGCCGAATACCGAGCCGTAGCCCATAAACGCCCCTGTATCACTGATTGACTTAATTTCAAAGGGTATATCAAGCCTCTTTTTGTTTAGCATTTTTGTTATTATCCTGTGGTTTAGTGGTCATATTCATTGGGGTTAGATAGATGTCACCACCCTCTCTTGGGTTACGCTCTTCCAAATCTCGGCACTCATTCGGTGACAAAATCCCCCAGTTAATACCTGTGGCGTACGATTCATAACGTGATTTCATATCGCCTCGCAATAAAGCTCCTACATTGAATTTGGCATAAAACTGTCCTCGCTTTTCTTTATTAACCAGACCAACATTTATGCGCTGTTCAATACGTGTTAGATACGGTACTAATGAGTAGTTAACAAATCCCATACCTAGATTTTCAATATTATTAAATGTAGCCCTATCAGTGTTTTGCACCATATGCATCGGCACTCGAAATATTCGGCATATTTCCTCTAATTGAAATTTCCGTGTTTCTAGAAATTGGGCATCTTCGGCAGACATACTAATGTTATTCCATTTAAGCCCCATTTCTAAGATCATCGGCTTATGTGCATTTGATAAACCCTGATGACGTTCTTGAAAATTATCCTTTAATCGCTTGTACGCTTCATCCGTTAATACTTGGTCAGTTTGTAATACGCCGCTTGATACTGCACCATTACTAAACAGTCTGGAGCCGTGTTCTTCCGTCGCTAAACCAAGCCCTATAGCTTGCCGTGCATAACTAATTGGGCTAAGCCCGATTAAAGAATCCATTGAGAATGTGCGTACATGCCAAATTTCCTCTTGGGATAAAACATCACAAGAGCCGTCGGGGAATGTGACTTGATAAACAGGCTCCCATTTCTCATTAAGCTTGGGCTGTACGCTACCGGGCAAGAGAGGGAGTAACTCAACGACCTCACCGAATACTTTAACTTTGTAAGCGTAAAAGTTACCCCGCAAACAAAGGCAACCGATTAGATACTCCCAAAACTCCTGCGGTGTCATATAGTTATTTGGTGCAACGTACAAAAGCGAGTACAGTTTTTCTTTAGGTGCTTTCTTTCGCCCGTTATCGGTCGCTTGATATAAAAAACAAGGTAACATTCCAACCGATTCCGTTAGCACTCTCACGCAACCGAATACCGCCGTTAACTGCATAGCTAGGGCCGGGCTAACTCTGCGACCCGCGTAAGTATCTAGTGAAAGACCGATGTAATTGGGTACCTCTTGAGAGGTGGTAACGCCCTGCGATTTACGTTTAAATAAATTAAAAATATTCATTATAAGGACCGTATTCCTACGTTTAGGATGTGATCTGATAAATTGTTTTCCAACTCATCTTCTTTATTTGTTACACCAAAAGCCATAGCTAACGCTTGCATTCCGTCTATCCGCCCTGTTGCTTTGTGCTTATCGAACTTCCTATTGTCCGCTTCATCCCTTGTAACAACAGCATTAGCGGCGCACATAGTTAATATTGGATGGTTACCGTGTCTGATAGTTCCATTTAAAAGTTCATCTTCTAAAATCGACAAGGCAGGCGTCATATCTTTAAAACCTTGCCCAAACTTAACTAACGGTGGGTTGGCATTAATTCGCTCAAACTCCTTGATTAAAAAGTCAATGTGATATCTATCAAAGGCAATAGCAGAAATGTTGTATTCTTGGATGATTTCATCTAGCTCTTTAACTAGATACTCATAATCAATAGATGCCCGTGGCGTTGTTCTTAAGTAACCTTGTTTAGCCCATACATCGTACGGCACTCTATCACGTTTTGAGCGGTCATGTATGCCAACTTCTGTTGCCCAAAAATACGGGTGAACGTTCCAATGCCCATCACTTGTTTTTGATATAACAACGAATGCGGTTAGGTCATTCTTTTGTGATAAATCAAGTCCCGCAAAACTAATGATATCTTCTGACGTTGGTTTAGCTGAGCAAGATTCCCAAACATTGCGAGATACAAAAGGACTAACGACGGATACCCTTTGATTTAAGTTTAAATTTCTGAACTTGTTTTCTTCGCTCGGCATTCGATTAGCGGCATTAGCAAGTCGCTTCAGATCATCATAGGAACGAAACAAACCAAGGGCTGGGTTTGCTGCTTTCCAAGCATCTTCATCCAACACATCAGCGTTTTTTTCAGCAGAATAAACATGGGAAACAATATGTGGATCGTTAGAGTTTTTTGCATCATCAAGCCACACACTAAATAAATCTGCATCGTTAGCCGCTTGTGTGCTAATTGCAATGAGTAATGGTGCTTTATGTGCACCCTGCGATGTTGTAATTGCATCAACAAAATCGCTTCTTGGCCCAACTATTTGCCCTACCTCATCCAAGATAGCAAGAATTGGCGATAGTCCATGTGCCGTTTTTCCTTCAGCGGCTAACGCTTTATATTCAACATTACAAAGTAAACCATAAAGCCGTTTTCCACTTGGTACAACCCTTACAATTCTTTGTAGTTCAGGGTTTAAATTCACGATTTTAACTGCTAAATCAAAGACTATTGCCGCTTGTTCTCGGCTCATTGCACCACTTACAATTTGCGAATTCTGTACAGCTTCGGGGCCAACCAAGTGCGCCAATAACAGCCCAGCAATTAAACCTGTCTTTCCGTTCTTTCTCGCAATACTAAGGTATGCCGAGTGAGTGCCGTGTGGGTTATCGTAGATTTCTAATATGAACTTTTTCTGGAAATCGGCCAATTGCATCGGCTCACCAAGATGTTCGCCATCGGGGACTCGGCAATATCGCTCAATAAAAGCAATTACTTTTTCACCTCTCGTCATATTCCACCTTAATGTATTGGAGTGGCAAGCAAGCCATCATCGTGTTTACCCAAGTATCTTCTAGCTTCTTGCTCGTTTTTATTATGATTAACTTGATCTCGTGATTCGCCGTTTGTTGCGTGAGAATGTATTTGCAGATTTCTTTTTTGTGCTGCCACTAATCGACCTAAGTCAGTAATCTGCTTATCAATTCGCTTTATCTCGTTAGAGTTTCGTTCTTCGCCAATTTTTTTATTCTCCTTAGCCAGCTCTTTCCGTAATTCGAGAATTCTTAACTGGTTATTACATAAATCAGCACATTCGATAAGGTCGGTATCCGTCCATAAATCTAACGATTTCGATTTAATGTTAGCATCCCAAAAAGGACGAGCTTTAGCCGTCAACCCTGCATGTTCTGGTGGTTCAATTGTATTTTTAGCGGCATTATCCATTGCCCTGATAACCGCCGTAGTGCTATCTGAGCGTGTTTTCTTTTTTGCGGTCATAATCAATCCTAAAAAAACTAAAAAAATCGGGTTAGCGTTAAAATGAATGAGGGTGGGCGGTTTGGACGACCAAAAGTTGTAGAAATTTACCACCCCTCCCCTTATTTATGATTTTTTGATAACTTGTTATAGAATAATGATTTATTTTTTACCATCAACCCAATGCCCACCATAAGGCATACCGTTCACATCGCATCCTATCTCTACTCCTCTATTCTCAATACGTTGTTTAGTGCTTGAGTGATGAGTACTACATAAGCCTTGATAGTTTGATGAATCCCAAAATAGCTTTTGGGCTTTCTTTATCTTTATTGGGTCTTTCGATATTAATGCTTGTTCGAGTTTGTGAGGGATAATATGGTCTACTGCTGTAGCAGGTTCGTATCTGCCTTGCTTCCTACACATAACACAAAATGGGTTACGTTGTAGATATGTTAATCGGGCTTTACGCCATCTAGTATTGTTATATACGTTTATCATGGTATTAGCTTAATCACACATAAACTCTGTGCCGTTCTTAGGCGCAATCTCTTTACAATAGTATTTCTGCCAACCTTCAATTATTACTTTGTTGTATTCGATTGCGTAGGTGAGATTGTAATAATCTTGTTGAGAAGTTCTTGCAAGTCGTAAGGCTTGGATAGCAACACCGCCGGCGGTGGCACTATCTCGCTCGACGGATTCGACTTTGACGCGCAACTCGACAAGACCATTATCGATATCATTACGTAAAGCATCTGTTTTAGCTTGACCATTTTTTATTGCCTCAATAATGTTTGATTCAATTTTTTTAACTTCATTATTATCTTGTATATACTTTTCGTACTTTGCTTCAGCTTTATTTGCTCTCATTACAGCAAGCCTTTTATCTTGCCAACAGTTGTATGCAAAATAACTAACAAAAGCCAATATACTAATCAACGTTATATTTACTTTTGACAATTTGAACATGATGAATCACTCAACAATAACGATACAAATAAAAACCAACCCCAGCCGTTGACATCATTAACAGCCATTATTGAAGCGATGATGAAGCATAAGATAGACATAACGCTTTCTCCTTTTCTCGTCTGATTACTAAGCCATTCAGTACTTTACCGCCCGCTTTATTCCACCTTGGGAACTCACTACAAGCTGCTTTATAATCGCCATTGTTTAGATGTTTATACATTGTTGAAGTACGCATCTTTGTGCACCCAACATTAAATGTAATCGAAGTAACGGAATCAAAAACAGGCTGTGGCAGATGAAAACCATTAGCGTAGCGATTAACGCACATTTCTGCTGTTTTGATATCACTAACCCATCTTTTGGCTATTTCCTCGTCTGTGTAAGCTTTTTGCTGAATGTTACCCGTTGAGCCAATACCAACCGTTAATACATTAGCAGGACAATAATACGGCTCTCGTGCGCATGATTCTGCATTACCGATTATTTCAAGCCCCGCCTTGCTCGTTCTGATTTCGTCTGAGTAATTAGCAATAACAATACCAATGATTACCGAAACACTACAAATCGCACTCGTCGCTATTCTTGTTGTGTTTTTCATAGTATTGCTCTCTCAAATTCTTTTTATGATAAAAATCTCGGCGTTTATACAACCAGTTAATGATAAATGTCGCTATTGATAAAATAATACCGACAATAATGGCAATATCATTTAAGCTAAGCGCACCTAAAAGCGTGCATAAAACACCCCAGAAATAAGATATCGGTGATGAGTATCTTTCCATAATTAATTCTTCTTGTTAGTTAATGATGTGACAGCGTACTAGCTAAATGTTAGTTATGCGTGTGTCTAGTTTTGCTGTCGATTCGATGTTGAGTGAATTACTCAAAATTTAGACATAAAAAAACCGCAATTAAGCGGCTTCATTTAATAATTTTATTCGGTAATAAATCTATAAAAATTAAAATTTTTAGGTAAATAGTATTGACTTTATTATAGGTTAACCTATAATTATGACCATCAACACGACGTTGATAAAGCAAACCCTCAGCTTTCGATGAGGGCTTAAGGAGAAGAAAAAAATGAAATTTTTAATCATATTTCTTCTACTACTTGTAAGTTTTCCGGCTTTTTAAGTAGTATCAAAGGTGGGGCGAAAGCCCTACCGATGACCTTAAATATATCAATTGACATTTAATAAATCAAGGTAATTTTATGGCAAAATCAATAACAGAAATTCAAGCAAAAAGTGACCAAAAACGAGGTGTTAAAGTAAAAGGCTTCAAACTTCACGTTGATGATATCGCATTAATTGAACAGGCAAGTAAAAGCCTAGACATACCCCAAGCTCAACTTATTGTTGATGCTGTTAAATTCTATCTTGATAACAAAAAAGCCTCTTAATTGAGGCTTTTATAGGAGGTAATGAAAAAGCCCTGTTATCTCTAACAAGGCTTATATCCAACTATTCGCGTCGAATATAGCACATTTATATCATGCGCCACATATAATTTCAAGCATTTTTACGATTTTTCTCCCAAAAATTGATAAGCTCGATAAAATCTTGTTTTAAGGTAATCTAAACACCAATTAACTCTATTTCTTGCTTGATAGTTAGTTAGTCTATAATCTGTTATTTTCTCGATATAATTAGCTATATCTGACATAGCGTGACCATAAACATAATAGCTAACCGCAATTTTGATAATAGGGCTGTTTCTGCCGAATGTTTCAATTAAAAGCTTGTCCACCTTTAAAGCTTCATCATCAGCTAATTGTTCGGCGTGGCGGTGCCTTAATGAAGCAATAATATCACTAGCTTTTTCGAATAACTCTTTACCCTTATATCCTTGACTATATAAACCATCAATAATATCAACTAGCGCAGTATCGCTAATATCGGATGATGATAGCATCATTTTAGCAATCACATTCTCATTACTTTCTTTTATCTCTTGATATGCCCACGCCCCCCAACCTGTAAGAATATTTTCAATAAATAAGCGTTGGTAAGCTGTCAGTGACATACAGGTACCAAGTTGCTTTTTATTCTTCAATTGTGCCAATACATTGTATGCACTCTCGTTTTTTAACGCATCTTCATTCAGATTTTTGGTAAACCTTGCAACCGCTTTTATTGCCGCTCGTTCACTGGTATAACGTCCCAAATTGTAGTGTTGCCGATTACGATAAACAATAGCAACCCATTTATTATCTGATGCTGAATAATGCACGCCCTCTGATAATGTTACCTTGGGTATCTTCCTTTCAATTGCACGAACTTCTTCTAGATTATCAAAGCGATTATCTGCAATATTGCCATTTTTGTGCTGGATTTTACGTTTTGGCCATTCGCTAGTAACTAAAAACCACGCCAGTCGTTCTGCAGCGTATTTACGGCTATTTACAACAATAAATAACCGCCCTTGCTTGTCATGTATGCCTTTAACATGGATACCCTCTTTATAAGCAGACGTAAAAATACCTGTATTCTGGTCATAATGCACAGCATCTTTTAAAATTTGATGTCGCTTATTAGCTCCAATACGTCTAGCTGTTCGACCTAACTGACGAATTGAATGCGTTGATCTGCGATTTAATTTTTGTAGAATTTTTTCAGCTGTCATTAAGTTACTCCTCTGCGCAACTATCACAATATATAAAATGACCTAATAAAGTTAAGGTTAAATGCCTAACTGTCATCATCCCAAAACAAGTTATTTCCTCTGATGTAACCTCTTGTAACAGACCGTCTTCAACTAATTTTTTGGCTAGCTTTGATTCGCTTTGAAAATAAGTTCCTGTTAATCCTGCCATAAATGCTTTTTCTAATATTTTTAGTTCTGCTTTAGTCACCACGTTTCACTACCTCGCACCCAAAAATAACGCAATCACAATGACAGCAACTAAAAACTTAGTGACTGAATAGAATTCTTTGATATATTTTTTATGCTTTGCATTTGTTATTTTATAAGTCACGCCTACTCCCCTTTTTTCTCTTTTAAACTCGCCCATTCATAAACTTTTAGCCCCTGGATCAGCACATCATTAAAATCACCTTTTTCTGGCCATCTAATCGTTACCTTTTCAACATCGTTATGTATTGATAAAAGGTTATTCTTAGCGCACTTAAATGCGGCTGATTGTCCTGTTAAATTCCAATCAGTATCAGCAAAAATCATCAGATGCTTAACGCCAAGCGGTGCTATAAATTTTTCTAAGAATGCCGCATTGATAGTAGACCATGTATTACATTTATAAATTTGATAGCATGACAAAGCTGTTTCTACCCCCTCAGCAATGCCAAGCGTTGACGAAACGGGAAATAATCGAATCGCTACCGATTTTGCATAAGTCAAATAATTTTCATCCTGTAAGCTATTTAGCTTCTTTGGTGTGGTAATATTTGCTTTACTGTCTCCATTTAATAACGTGCGATGCAGATAACACAGGTTTCCGTTAAGATCCGTTGCTAATGCATAAATAGCACTTAATCCAGTATTTCCCCTCCCCTCGTTTGGTGAATACTTTATGTTGCATACATTAGCAGGTAGCGTAATATGGCGATTATTAAGGTATTTTTCTGCCTGAGTTCCTTTTAGTGATTCAAGATTATTAAATTTCTTAATAACCTTGTTCCTAAGCTCATTTATATTGCTTTTTAACTGTTTAGGCTGATTATTATTAGTGTATGAATTGCCGATCAGCAGATCGATTTCTTTCGCTAACGTTCTAAAATCTTTTTGCTGGGTTGTTTGCAATAGCTTCCAAATATCACCATTGCCACAACTACAAATCCAAGTCCCCTTATTATCTCTGTTATCCATGCGGTAATGATTTTTCTTACCGCACATAGGACATTCACCACGATAATGCTTACCTCCAGTGATTGGAGGCAAATTATAATGCGCTAAGACAGCAGGAATATGATACTTGATTGCGTCCACGGTTCTCATGCTCGACCGCCCAATAATACTTCATCAGTTGCTAACGATAAGTCTTGCTGTATTTTCTGTGTTGATAATCCACGGCTTTTAGCGTATGCAATTTGTTTACTTAAAATAAAATTTCTCACCTCAGGACCAATTTCTTTTAAGCAATAGTTCAACTTTCTTGGCCACACTCCAAACTTGCTTCGATAAACATGAGCGCACCATCCATCGCTTAATGATTTATTTTTGGTTTGTGCTACTTGATGCTGATAAAACAAAATTTGAGACCACCAAGATTGCTTTTCTGATTGGCTATACTCAGTACGCTTACCTTTGTTAATTTTTTGAATGTTACGGGTTTCGTCTGTTTCAACATCTTCATTAGCTAATGGCTCATAACCGCATTTAGGGCATGTATAAACACCAATAGGCTTCATAAATTTACAAGACGGGCATTCCTTTGGCTTTTTCTCGGTAATTTGGCGTTCTTGGATTTTATTATCCTTCATACCATCATCCTTTGACGGTAATTTGTCATACTCAATATCATCAGGAAAACCTAAACGGTGAACCGTTCCGCTATGGTCAAAAATAACGCACTTATCTTTTCCCTCCGCTGTCCTAAGTCCCCTACCAATACACTGAACCCATCTGATTTCTGACTTCGTTGGACGGGCATAAATAACACATCGAACATCACTATCAAAACCAGCAACAAGCACACCTACATTGATGAGGATTTTAGTAATGCCCAACTCAAACCGTTCAATAATTAATTTACGCTCATCTTGTGGAGTGCTTGCCGTCATAACCTCAGCGTTGATCCCCGATTTTTTAAACTGGATAGTGACATAATTTGCGTGCTTAACATTGACGCAAAAGCAAACTGTTGGTAAGTCATTGCCGTGTTCTAGCCAGTTTTGCACTAAATCCCCCACCAAATCAGCTCCGCACATAATTTCGCCTAGCTCATCTTCGTTGTAATCATTTCCCATTGCTGTGTTATGAGATTTAACACCTTTTAAGTTGGGTTTAGTTGGTGCATAGAATTCATAAGGGCTTAACTCGCCAAGTTGTATTAATTCTTTCATACTGGTTGGCTTTATAAGTTTTTCGTAATATTGCCCTAGGAATGTTGCAAAAGGTGTTCCTGATAACCCGATAACCTTTGCTGATGTTTCTTTGATGTATGCTAGTAACTTTTTACGTTTTAAATGAGCTTCATCAATGATAATCAGATCGACATCAGCAGGAAGTTCACGGCGAATCAAAGTATCGGCACTGGCTATCTGAATCGGCTTTCTTGGGTCATATAGTTCGTGCTTTTGCCAAATCACAGAAATAAGATTTTCATCGATCCCATATTGAACAAAACGAGCCATTGTTTGTTCAATCAAAACGGTGTACGGAGCGATAAATAACACGCGCATATTGTTATTAATAAAACCGTCAGTAATGAATGCGGCAAGCCCAGTTTTACCGCTCCCTGTTGGGCTACTAACCATGAATGTGCGGTGTTCCTTCCAGTTTTGACGGAGTTCAGCAAGTCCCTTTTTTTGAGCGTGATTTGGAGTGATATTAAGCATGATTACCTTCTCGCTGAAACCACATCAATGCCTAACGTTTTGTGCTGAGATAAAAAACCATTTCTCAACAAAATAAAACCTTGCTCACCATGTTCACCTAGTGACTGAATACGCTCCAGTGAGCGAATACGAGGGCTTTTGTTATCAAGTTCAATCCAGCAAGACTTACCGCTCTTACTTACCTTGAGGTTGATTTTTGCATTTTCCAAGAAAGGATGCTTCGCCTCCTTCTCAACCACATAGCCGTTTAGGTTCAACTTAGCAATCAATGCCGACATAAAAAACCGCTTATCCGATACCGTCGTCTTGTCAAACTGCTTGGATAGTATTGCTATAATCTCAGCTTTCATTCATGCCCCTATATATAATAATTAAGATCTATATAAATAATTCTTTCTTTGGAATAGTAATAAAATATATATACTCAGTAGTATTATTAAACTACCAAGCACCCCCGCCCTTACCCATCAAAAGCCGCTTCTCTCTCTTGATGAGTACCTCAAAAACACGTTGAGGATTTTCGTTACAGTGTAACTATTGGCGGCTCACAGACCCGACAACTCATTACACTTGAATAACGTTTTACATATTTACGAAGCCTTGTATTGGCTTCTCTACGAGCCTTATTCTCCTTTTTGTGTGCTATTGGCTCTTTTTTATATTCGGCTACAAATACATCTGTATATAACGCAGATACCCTTTTCCTAACTCGCTTAGGTAGCTTTGATAACATTTCGATGATCCACTTTTCATCATCCTTGCAATAAGTTTCGGGTAAGCAATAGATTGATGTCATGAGAATCATTCCGGCGGAAATAACTCTGGCAAATCAGGGCGCAACTCACACGCTTTAACTACGCCATTTGTTGCTTTAACAATTAACGGTACATAGTCAGCTTTGACTTTTTGCTTGTTATGTAGCCATTTCCAAACATTTGGCTGAGTTGTTCCTGTTATTTCTCCTAATTTTTTTTGCCCTCCAAGAATTTCAATTGCTAACTGAATGCTTCTATTTTTATTCATCAATATTCTCAAAGTTATAAAATTAATATTTAATAATAACCAAATATAACTTAAATAATAACTCAAATCAATAACTTTTGTGTTGTCTTAAAATAACTATAGTTATATGATGTATTCAATAAATCATATTCATTAAATAAGGTCTGAAATGGAGCAAAGTAACTTTAACGAGCGTGTAAAATTAGCGTTCAAGATGTCAGGACTATCGCAGCACCAACTAGCAGAAAAAGTAGGAATTAGTCAGCCTGCAATTCAGAAAATACTATCAGGACGATCTAACTCATCCAGAAAATTAGTTGAAATAGCTAATGCGTTAGACGTTGATCTGTTTTGGTTAACAACTGGTTCAGGAGAAATGAAAAAAGGTAACATAAATTCTAATGCAAAAATTTTAGGAACAATAGACGATTGGGATAGTAATACACCGCTTGATGATGATGAGGTAGAAGTGCCGTTTTATAAGGATATACGATTATCAGCTGGCAATGGATTTGCTGACGACATAGAAGATTACAACGGTTGCAAGCTTAGATTATCTAAATCAACAATGAGAAGATATGGAATTGATAAAAATTGCACTGTTTGCTTAACCGTTTACGGAGACAGTATGGAACCTGTTTTTAGAGATGGAGCAACAGTTGCAATTGATCGGGCTGATAGACATATCCGAGATGGGAAAATTTATGCAATCAATCATGATGGTTTATTAAGAATAAAAATTTTAGAAAAATTGCCAGGCAATCAAATTAAAATTAAAAGTTACAACTCAGGCTATGATGATGAAATAGTGCTTCAAGATGAGATCACTATTTTAGGGCGTGTTTGGTGGCAATCATCGATACTAGACTAAAACTAAAAGAGATTTTTAAAATGAATAATCTTGGTCAACGAATCAGAGCACGACGAGAAGAATTGAACTTAACGCAGGAACAAGTAGCTTCACAAGTTGGAATAAAACAACAATCTTATCAAGCAATTGAAAGTGGAGAAGTAAAAAAACCTCGCTATTTATATGAAATATCTGTTGCTCTTAAATGCGATATGGCGTGGCTATTAAGCGGAAAAGAGAAAGAAGTAAAGAATGTAGAACCCATAGCGCTAAAAGCTCGCCAAGTGCCTTTAATTAGTTATGTTCAAGCAGGAGTTTGGACTGAATCATGCGAATTAAGAGATTCAACAGGATTTGAATACATTATGACTTCATTGGAACTATCAGATAAAGCATTTGCATTACAAATAAAAGGCGACTCAATGGAGCCAGAATTTAAAGAAGGTGATGTTGTTATCATAGATCCAGCCGTTAAACCTATTCCTGGTGAATTTGTTGTTGCAATGAACGGCGAATCAGAAGCTACGTTCAAGAAATATCGAGAGTTAGGATATGATGAGCATGAAAGAATTCAGTTTGAGCTAATTCCGCTAAATCCTGATTACACAACAATGAGTACATTAACTCAGCAAATAAGAATAGTTGGCACCATGGTTGAACACAGAATATTCAGACGTAAAAGATAATAGTTCCAAATAGAACACATAGAACCGCTTCGGCGGTTTTTCTGTGCTCTACTTGTAGTAGCTCTACTTACATCCAAATCAAATAAACTTAATGCAAGCTGTCTTATTATAACCACAATATTAATCCCAAAATTAAAACTTTTTAATCAAATAGTTTTAACTGCCCACAAAAAAATATAACTATTTATAACTTTAATATTGACTAAATTTATAACTATAGTTATTATTGGTTTTAAGAGATCTTTTTAGATCCTTTAGTAAGTTATCAGTGAGATAACAAAATTTAACATCAATAGGGGCTACTAATGAATATTTATTTATTAAACCACAACTCACGGGAAAAAATAGAAGAAACGTTAATTCAAATGAAAGCGGTGGCAATGTTAATCAATGAAACAACATCCCCAGATTCCGATAATAGAAACGACCACGTTAACACTTGCGCTTGGATGATAGCAGATCGGTTAGAAGAGACATTAGAAGCTTTAGATAACTTACCAAGGCAAAAATGAGGTAAAAAATGGACGACAAGAATGTATGTACTCAATTAACCGCTGATGAGCATGAAGAAATTGATTGCCAATTATTACAGTTAAAAGGCGTTGTCGGGTTAATTCTAACAGTAACAAAACCAGACGGAGATTATGCTAATAATCAAATTAATAGCTCGGCGTGGTTGGTTGCTGATGTTATTGAAAACATAAGAAGTAAATTAGAAAAATTATCAAAGCCTGTTGGGTGGGAGTAAAAATGAGTAATTTCAGCTTAGGATGTTTTTTAGATGAGCCATTTATATCTCTTTTGGTTAGTGAAGGGAAAAAGCCATTATTTAGTGCTCTTTTCTCAGCAAAAGAAATCCCTAATGTGATAAAGCAGTTAAATAATCGATGCATAAATGCTATCGAACCTTTAACCAAGATTCATAATCGATTTTTAGAAACGGGTGATCTCAATTGCATATATGAAGTATTTCCACAAATACTTGTGGATATCAGGAAAAAGGCAAAAAGTGGATCCCCTAAGACCGCCATCAAAGGAGAAAATCAAACCAACAACTTAGGAATGAAAGCGTGAAAAATAGTATCAAAAACAATTTATCTTGTCCAGTAATAGCTGGAATCTCTATCACAACTGATAAAGAAGGTCGATATAATCTTAATGCTTTGCATAAAGCTAGTGGGGGCAAAGATGCTAAAAGACCTAAAGCGTGGTTAGCCACAAAGTCTACTCAAGAACTTATTGAAGAGCTAAGGCAGAATTCTGCCTTCGGTCAAGAAATAATCACTGTCACAAAAGGCGGTATTAATCAAGGTACTTTCGCCCATGAACTTTTGGCCATTTCTTATGCCGGTTGGATCAGTCCAAAATTTCAGTTGACGGTTAACCAAGTATTTTTGGATTACAAAAAAGGCGAGCTTACACCTACACCAAAAATTGATAACTCAGGGTTACCAGAATTAAGAAAAGCAAGAGCGATAAAAGAAGTTTATAACGTTGCTGAAAAATTATGTGGACACCTATCTAATTTGAGTTCGCCATCAAAACAAGCTATCTATGCTAAGTTAATTAATCCAATCGCAGGTTCTGTTGTCCCCTATCCTATTCTAGATGGTCAAACTTATTCAGCAAAAGAAGTCGGCGCACAACTGGGAATATCAGGTCACAAGGTGGGACTAATTGCTAATAAGTACAATTTGAAGACAGCGGAAAATGGCATCTTTGTGCTAGATAAAGCTGAACATTCAGATAAGCAAGTCACTAACTTTCGTTACAACGAAAATGGAATAAAAGCCATTAAATCACATATGGAGGTATAACCCATGTATAACCCAGTTAATTATTTATTATCAACATCAGCCTCTAAAGAAGAATTAAGAGAAGTGCTTAGTATCGCAAATGACGGTATCGGTGCTATTGCTGACACGCTTCGTTGTGCCGATTTAACTACTGTGGATGATGAAACCATGAATCAATTCGGTTCTGCGTTACTGATATTAAAAGGTGTTATAGAAAATGCTTTTATAAAAATGGAGGAATCAACCAATGAATAATCTTATGTTTACTGTTCACACTTGTTTTGAAAAGTTTGTTGTTAAAAATAAGCTAGATTTTTCATTGGTTCGAGACCCAAGCATCAAAGCATTAAATAACTATGTTGAAAACGATACAGCACAAATCTTTGATGTGTTTGCGCAAGGGTTCCGTTCTGCTATTGAGTATCAACTAACACAAGGTAAAAGTGATTAATGGAAAAATACAAAATAACAAAAGTTGATGCGGATAAAGCAGGAAAAAAGTTTTACGGTGAATTTTACCTTTGCTTCCATGTTGATCGTGAATTACTCAAACTAAATAAAAAAATATTGAATCTTGAAGCTAGATTAAGCAAAAAGCACCCAACATTCAGTGTTCAAGATTTCAGAGATTACGTTTTGAGTGGTGGCTGTTCTAATAAAAATGTAAAAGTTTATATATTAAATTTGATTGATGCGTACATGTTAAATAGGAGACATAAAGATGAGCTTAACTAAAATGATTATTAACAGCGAATTAAATGAAGTTGCTGCAAATGCGGTAAGACAGCAATTCATATTGTTCGCAAAAAAGCATAACCCAAGTGCTGATTTTTCAGTTACAAATGATTCTAATTTACTTAATAACTTTTCTAATGAAGATATACGCAATCAATTCAGCTCATTTATAGCTGGTGCGCTTTTAAATCAGTCAGCTTTAGCTGCCAACGCATTCGGCATTATTGCAGATGAGGTGCATACCGCGCTTGATAGCTGGGATGAAGAAAGGCTTGGGATGGCTAACGAAATGCTCTTTTTTATTAATGATCTTTATATTAAGTATTTCGGTGTTGGATTTATGAAGATTGTTGAAAAGAAACCATCAGAGTTAAACAAATAAACAATATCCCCCATTGGGGGATAACTCTAATGAATTAACGCCAAAATTGGTGAAAATATTAAATTTAGATAAAAAATTATGTATTACACAACAAAAGAAGCTGCGAGTTATTTAAAAGAACATCCAACTAATGTAAGAGCTAAAGCATCAAAAGGAATTATCAAGGGATACAAGCGTAGCGGTAAAAAAGGACACTGGCTTTTTGAGAAAGAAGATCTTGATAATTACATAAAAAGAAATCAAAATGACACCTCGCAAGAGGTGCTGCGACATAATGAGTTTGAGGAGTTAAAAAAATGTCAAAGCAACCAATTAAATTATACAAACGTGGCGAAATCTGGCACTACGCGTACAGCTCACCGAATGGTACCGGAAGAATACGCAAAAGCTCTGGGACTAGCGATCAGCAAAAAGCATTAGAGCTAGCTGCTCGTGAATATGATACAAGCTGGCGAGTGGCAAAATTGGGTGAACGACCAGAATATACTTGGATAGAAGCTGTTGTTGTCTGGTTAAACGAGAAACCAGAAAGAAAGGAAAATAAAAATTACGATCTAATTTGGTTGGATAAATATTTAGCTAATAAATGTATTTCAGAAATTGATCGCAATTTAATAAATTTTATCAAAAAAGAAAAACAGGAAACAGGTGTAAAAAACAGAACTGTTAACGGCGTACTGCAACAAATTAGAGGCGTACTTAATTGCGCATATGAGAATGATATGCTTGATAAAGTACCCGCTATAAAAATGTTACCAGAACCACCACCAAGACAAGTTATGCTAACACCGAATCAGGAAAAAAGGCTTGTTGATGAATTACCTGATCATTTAATACCTATTGTTATTTTTGCACTAGCAACAGGTTTAAGGATGAGTAATATCACAGGTCTTTTGTGGGAAAATGTCGATATTAAAAATCGTCATGCATGGGTTAACATCGGTAGCGGTAAAGTAAAAACCGAAGGGATTGGTATTCCATTAAACAGCGTTGCATTGTATGTTTTAGAAAATTTGCAAGGCAAACACCCAACCAATGT